AGTATGTACGACTACTCTATGATAAAAACAGAAGAGGAAAAACAGCGGTTCTTAGAACTAGGTGAAGCCTGGTGGTGGGAGTCAAACAGGCAAATTCCTATCAACATTTTCTTGGCCAGAGAAATCATTGAATTTCGATACGTGATCAGAAACTTCTCAACCAAAGATGTCAAACTCATGCACGGTCCTTGCACCAGTCTCAATGACATCATTGTCAAGCGAATCAAACGCAAATCAATCACCCTAGTTAGAAAGATAGTCTAACTGTATCCCTCGCTAATCTGTTCGCAGATCAAATTCATCTGCACCACAACAGCTACAGCATAGGCAGTGGCATGAGATTTCTTAAAGAAGTACTCATCGTTTACAGGCTTGGCCCATACCTCTGAATTGATTTCGCTCCACTCTTTCCCTATCAAATAACGTTTTGCGGGGCGAATCATTGCGAGTACTGCCGCCAATTGTTCCACACTCCGGGGCTTTGTTTGCCTTAAGATAGAACCATGCCCATTCACATGGAATAGATTCTGGATAAACTCTTCGTCTTGTAGTAGATCCCATAATGGTTCAGTCTCCATGAGTTGAATAAGATGTGTTTCGTCTCTAACACCTTTGTAGATGCCCACATTTAAAAAATCAATCTTAAAATAATTTTCTGCGTCTGCATGATCATAAGGCACACTGCAAACAGCTTCTGCAGCACTGGCAGGTACACCATGCAGGTATACTCCAGTATTATGCTTGACCAATCGGTCGTTGTCGATGCGACTGGCTGGCACATGCTTGAATAACTTCAGAGCACGATCTCTGTCTACAAAGTCTATGTCAATATCAGGCATTATTGCATCCTTGTGGTTTCGAACAGCAGCAGTGGCAGTGTTTCTGCTAGAAACTCTGCATATGCGTCGGCAGCTTCTGCATCCGCAAAGTTTGAAAATTTCACATACACACAGTGTTCTGTATCTTCTTCTGTGCTCATGACTTCTATGTCAATGTCATCACTGGAAATTGGTTGTTGATTGTCTTCTTCCGTCACAGTATCTTGGCCTCTTTGATTACATCTTTGACTAGTTCGTGATCTGCCGGCAGTGTTTTAAATCTACGCATCCAAAACTGTGGATCTATTACAGGCCCGATAATTTCTAATTGTTCGTCATTCATGCGAGTCAACATGTCTTTTCCTGACCGAGCATTCAATATCATCCAAGGACTTACCAATCCCTCTTTGATATCGTGCGTGGCTCTGTTTAGATTTACATAAGCAAAGTAATGTTCCCATGCTGCAGAGTTTGATTCCGCCCAAGTCATCATGGTCATAATACTACGTTGAATGGCTCCGTCGGCAGGCTCCACTTTGATTAAATCTGTAATATAGTTTTGATACAATTCATCTCTGCACCAATGATCTAGTTTGACTCCACTCTTGACCACATAGTCCACAAATCGTTCAGGATATATAGGTGCTGTATTAACTAAGAAACTGCCGAATTTTACAAAGGCTGTGTAAAAACTAGATGAAGCAAATTCTTCAAATGTCTTGGGCTGTTGCGATTTTTGCGTGAGCTGATAAAATCGCTGGAATGTCAACAATCCCATTAGCACATGTTTTTCATTGCGACTGAGATGTCTGCGTTTTTGTTCACAGACATGCACTACCAAAGTCTTTTCTTTGGCAAATAACTTTTCGCAATGTTCACATTTAAAATTTAATTGCATTGACTTCTTTTTTGTCCCATCCAAGGTTTTGACAATAGTCTTTGATTTCTCTATCTGTGGTAATGACTGCAAGTGTAGCAAGGTCTGCCCTCTTCATGGTTGGAAATAGGTCTGCAAGGAATTCTTCTTTTTTGTTCTTTTCTTTCTTTAAGGCAATCCATTCATGAAACTGTTTGGCCTTGCTTTCATGACTACATGAAGCTAGGGTCAGCCATTGCAGTTTAGGATGCTGACTGACATTGGCCCAATTCTTGTTGTAGTATTGATTAACTGTGAGCAGATAGTGTTCTTGTATTTCTCTGTCAGTGGTGGCCACACTGCTGATATATCTATTGAGATTCCACAGATCACCTTTGATTTCTTTGCGTCCTTCTTCCGTGGCAGCATCCCAAAGTTCTTTGATTCCCTGATCAACACAGGGTATGATATCTTTGAATAGGTCTACGTGTTTATTTTTAGCCATGGTCTTTACTTAGATGATACACTAGTTTAACACGATCGAGAGCAGCTTGCAAGGCCTGATTAGTCCGACCTGCTCGAACTATTTCTTCCCAAAGCCGTATTTCGTCTTTTAACATCGTTTCGAAATCCCTGCCAATTTCGAATCTCTCACTATGTGATGCGCCGAACTCTCTGGCATAAGTTATGCCATCGGCTTTTTCATAAATGTACTTTACACCGGGTGTTAAGGAACCCATATTTCCCCTTTAATATTTACGTGATATTTATTAAAGTGCAATAGTCTATCAATATAAATATCATACCATGACATCATTAAACTTAGAATCAAAAATTAATAAAAACGGATTTCTTCTTACCTGCGATACAAAATATTTTAGTATGTGGGCTAAACCCTTGTTTTTTTCTATTAAAGATAATTGTCCTTGGGCACACATTCATTTTCATATTTTTGATCCGGCCCCTGGAAATTTAGAATGGGCTGTTGCACACGGATGTACCACTAGCAGTGAAGTCACACCTATAGAATTTACTAAAGATCTAACAACAAAAGCAACATATTGGTGCTTGGCTAGATATTTTAGAGTTCCTGAAATATACGAAGATACTGCTCTTGTAATTAATTTAGATGTAGATAGTGTGATGGTAAATCCATTATCTGAAAAAGAATTTATAAACGATCTCAAAACTACTTGGATTCCCACGAGGCTCAAAGGCGGCCAAATAAAAAGTCTTGCAAGTGCTATGGGATTTGGTGCAGATAACGGTCGCCATATACTAGCAACAAGATTTAAAGAAAAATTAAAAGAAGAATTATTTTGGGGCATTGATCAATCAACGCTTAACGAAATGCTTGCAGCAAACGAAATAACAAAAATGGACCTTCGATATACCGATTACAAATTTGGAAAAAAGGGACCGTCATATTCGTGGACTGGAAAGGGTGAAAGAGTTCACTCTGAAACATTTGTAAAAGAAATAAGCAAATATAAAAATAGAATTTAATTAATTTTAAATTGTGTTACTATCGATGTGCTAATATCAGAGTTAACTAATTTTAATATTTCCTCAGCAACATCTTCTGCTTCGTGATAATTTAAGTCTGGATTAATTCTGTGTATGGTCATTGGCGTTTTTGTTCGTTGTGGGTTGATAAGTGAGATAACAATGCTATCAGATTCAAAGTAATCTCTAGCACCTTGCCACAAACTGTATAACGCTGCTTTACTAGCGGCATATACCATGTATTCTTTTTTCCCGGAATCGTAACATACAGATCCAACCATAATTATAGTGACAGTTTTAATTGATCGGTTGGTCATATAGTGTCGAATTATTGACCAGTTACTACCAAAATTAACGGCCATAATCTTTTCATGGGGGTCTGTGTTAGTTCCAAAAAAACCAGCAGAGTTTATAACAACATCGGGATTTATATCCGATAACAGTTTTGAGATTTGATCTGCACTCTGTGGATCGAATAAATTAATATCTTTCCTAGAAATAATTAGTGTTTCGTAGTTGTTAGATAACAGCTTGGCTGTGGCAGCTCCGATACCACTAGTACCGCCAAACATTACCGCAGTCTTTTTCATCGATATAGGCTCATGAATCCGTCAACCTTTTCACCAATGTAGGTAATCTGTTCAGGAGTAATAACTGGACTACATCCATGGAAATATGTATTCTTCATAGTAAACGTAGCAACAGGAAAATTATCACGTGCATCTGCAGGATTCATCAAGTGAGAATACGCAGGTTGTAGCATGATGTTGCCGGCAAAATATGGACGAGTTTGGATTAAATTTTCTTCTAAGTAATCAACAATATCCATGCGTGTAAAAGGAGCACCCTCACGAATGGTAATTGGAAACGCAAACCAACTTACATCTGCTTTATCACGAGCCCGCGGCAGGTGAAAAAACTCTTCATATTTTTCATAGATTGCAAACAATAGATTATAGTTGCGCTGACGTAAGGCGTGTATCTCTGGTAACTTCTTAATCTGTTCTAAACCCATAGCTGCTTGTAATTCGATGGGTTTTAAGTTGTATCCAATTTCGTCATAGACATATTTGTGATCAAATATTTCTCCGGGCATTTCCGGAATCCACTCGTTAAAGCGTTTGCCACAAGTACCGCACTTCAACTTGTTTGCTTCTGGACCAACACAGTAACAGCCTCGGCCCCATTCACGTAAGCTGCGCACAATAATTTCTTGTTGAGGATCGTTCATAGCAACAAATCCACCCTCGCCCATGGTCATATGGTGTGCGGGATAAAAACTACAACTTGCCATTAGACCAAAACTTCCCAAAGGTTTTCCATCATAGGTTGTACCCAGCCCATCACAACAATCTTCTAATAGTATTAGATTGTATCTGTTGACCAGTTCCATGACCTTATCCATATTAGGAGGATTGCCCAACACATGAGCAAAAGTTATAATTTTAATATCTGGATCATTAGCAAGTATCTGTTCTGCTTGATTTAAATCAATGTTTAGGGTATCAATCTCGATATCACAGAATACAGGAGTAAAGTCATTTTGTATGGTTGGATTGAGTGTAGTTGGAAAACCTGCAATAGGCATTAATACTTTAGTGCCTCGTGGAAAATTATAACCGCGTTTGGATTTCATCGCAGCCATCATCAACAAGTTAGCACTGCTTCCGGAGTTGGTCAATACTCCGCGAGTCTTTCCAAATTCTTTAGGAAATTTTTGTTCAAAGCGTATACTTTTGTTACCCATAACTAACCAGCCGTTAAGCAGAGCTTCTGCGGCTGCTACATATTCGTTGGCATCAAAATATGGGCCAGCGTAGTTAACAAAGTCCTTGCCTGCTACCCATGTTTTTTCTGCTTGTTTTCGTTCTATGAGAATGCGAATCTGTTCTAAAATTTCTTTCATATATCACCAAATAAAATTATTTTGATAGTACTCGACAACTTTTTCTAACTCTTTGTCAAAATCTGCGTTTGCTGACCAACCTAGTTTTTTTAATTTGGTATCGTCAACACTATATCTTAAATCTTGTCCAGGCCGAATCATATCAGTTAGATATGTTTCAATTTCTGTATCTCCATTCACTAACTTAATAATCTTTTTAACCACTTCAATATTTTTTTCTTCGTAATTACCTGATATATTAAAAATTTCGTTTGTGACACCTGATTCAATAACAGCAATAACAGCTCTAGCAGTATCTTCGGCATGCAACCATGTGCGTACTGGAGTTCCTTTATTATGCAGATCAATCTTTCGACCGACTGACAAATATTTCACACTTTTAGGAATTAGTTTCTCAACATATTGGCCTATACCATAATTATTTGTAGGCCTCAAAATTACATATGGTAATCCGTAGGTTCTACTCCATGCCAAGACTAGCATATCTGCTGCTGCCTTAGTTGCCGAATACGGATTACTTGGTTTCAATACGTCATCTTCTGTATGAGATCCTTGGAGAATATCGCCGTATACTTCGTCTGTACTGAAATGTAATAGGATAGGAATTCTATGTTTTTGTTTTTGATTAATTAGTTTTAGGATGTGATGAACGCCGTCGATATTTGAATGTACAAAATGGTCGCTGCGTTCAATTGAATTATCTACATGAGTTTCAGCTGCCGTATTAATAATATAATCACAATCATAGATCATTTCTAAATCATTTATATCTGATTTAATAAATTTAAAATTTGAATAATTTTTAAATTCTGTTAAAAAAGTTTCATTGCTAGCATATGTCATCTTATCTACACCAATCACATACCAACCTCGATCTAAACAATGTCGTGTTATATGAACTCCTATAAATCCTAGACACCCAGTAATATAAACTATGCGTGTCTTCATTTACTAAATCCCACAGACTCTCTAGAAATATCGTCGTGATCAAATTCTGCCCAATATAACTCAAAGGCAACACAATCTGTGACCGCTTCAAACTGATGATATTCTCCGGGAGCAACCTTGGTGTATTCACCTGCTTTGAGTAATGTCTCGTCAACTAGATCGTAATTGCCTTTCCAAACACGGATAATCATCTCTCCAGATTCCACAAAGAATCCGTTCCATTTAAATTTATGTTTGTGCTTGGAACACACACCGCCGGTCTTGGCTTCAATTCTATGGAATTCTAAAACACCGTTGGCTTCTAGCAATTCTGTTTGGCCCCATACTTTTCCTGCTTTCATGCTGTCTCCTTAATATGTGTATTTAATCAGATTAATTTGTGTAGCTGTAAAACTTCGCTTTGTCTACTAACTTCTTTGACAAAGAACACGCAGGGCGGGTTAACTTCCTCACTTAGCGGCACAGTAAGCAACTGACCGTTTTTCATTTTAGGAAAATACCAGCGCACATCTTGATAGATATTAACAATTTCAATGGGCATGAATTCTGCTCTAAATCCCTTGATAGGATTAAACACCAGAGCATCGAACCCACGCTCATTAATTGAAGTTAACGGTAGCACTTCGGGGTCGAGTCCGCAGTCTTTGTCACCTACTACCATGCACCAGTCCAAGGGCATTTGTACTTCATACCCGCCTATATTCAACACTATAGCAGGTGAGTTGAATGATTCCAAAAATATCAACGGCATGAAAAAGAAATCTGGGTCTTGAGGATTCGAATTATCTAGCACCGAAAATCTTGTGTCTTCATCTACCTCGTCTGGTAGTTCGTTTAAATCAAATGCTTGGTTGTTTAGTGTAAGTATTCTCATAATTATTCCGTGTAAAATGCTATAGTATCACTTTTCCATTTCTTAACTGTAAATCCAAGATCCAATAGCAGAAGAATTACTTGATCTGCTTCACCTCTTTTATTTTCAAAAAAGATTGTAGGTTTGTGTTTTTTAATAATTTTCAACGCCCCTTGTACCACCTCTAATTCATATTGTTCAGTGTCAATTTTTATAAAATCTACAAAATCAAATTTAAAATCGTCTAGTCTTTTTATTTCAACTTCATAGGTTTCTGTTTTATCCCATCTCTCGGTCCTTGCATCGGATAGTGATCCGTGTTCTGGGTCTTGAGTTGTGATATTCATTACCAATAGTTTTTTTTCATTAGTATTCCCTAATGCATAGTTATGGCATATTAATTCTGAAAACTTAGATAATTCTTTAAAACTATTGGGATTAGGTTCAAAGCAATATATCTTTTCAAACGAACCAATAAATGGCGATGATGTAATTCCTGTACTAGCGCCGATATCTATATATGTCCTGAAATTTTTTATATAAGGCCAAGCCCATTCTTTTATTTTTCTTTCACTCATATATTAACCTTGGTAATGGTAAAGGGGTATTTGGCCTCTTTATAAAACTTTTTTCTTTCTGTAAGATGTCTCTTGCTGTATTTGCAGGCGCTGGTGATATCCCAGATTTCTACGTGATCTTTGTCTTCTGCTTTTCTAATGCCTCGCCCAATGCTTTGTATAACGCGGACAAAGCTCTTTCCGGGTTCAAGAAGAACCAG